AATTGAATATTACACAGTAGATGGAATGCGTGTACCTCCGTTTGGTTTAGGATCTTTAATTGTATTCAATGGTTTAGATGAGGGAATTCTAAATCGTGCAGGTCGTACTATTAAAGCAGCAGCAGAACTAGAAAAGGCTGCAGAGATGTACGCAAAAGAGCCAATGCCACAAATGGTTTTAAAATCAAATGGCACAAATTTAACTCCAGAGCGTATTTCAAGATTGCTTTCATCCTGGACACAAAGCCGTCAAACAAGATCAACTGCATTCCTAAATGCTGACGTTGAATTACAAGCACTTGGCTTCGATCCCGCAAAATTACAACTAAATGAGGCCAGACAGTACTTGGCTTTGGAAATCGCCCGTGCGAGCGGAATTCCGGCAAGTTTCGTATCTGCAGAAACTACATCAATGACTTACTCAAATATGACTGCAGAGCGCAAAGCACTTATTGATTTTTCACTTCGTCCAATACTTACAGCAATTGAGCAACGTCTAAGCCAAGCAGATTTCTGCCCTAATGGAATTGAAACCCGATTTGATATTGATGATTTCCTACGTGGATCAGCATTAGAGCGTGCACAAGTTTACGAGATACTAAACAGAATTGGTGCGATGAGCATCGAGCAAATACAAGAGGAAGAAGATCTAATCCGATGAAAATCAATTTCCCAATAACACTTACCGCAGCCGACAGTAACAAGCGCACAATCTCAGGCAAGATCGTATCCTGGGATGAATTGGGTATGACCAGCGCAGGAGCGACTGTATTCCAAAAAGATTCAATCGATTTCTCGAAGCCAGTTAAATTATTACTTGAGCATGACCGCACACGTCCAATTGGTCGTTTAATGGACATTACAGCAGATGCTTCAGGTATTGAGGCAACATTCAAGGTTGCAGCAACTATTGCTGGCGATGATTCATTATTAGAAGCAGCAGAAGGTTTAAGAGATGGTTTTAGCGTTGGTGTAAAAATCAACGAATGGAAAAATGTAGATGGCGTATTACAAATTAAATCATCTAGCCTTCAAGAGGTCAGCCTGGTAACAGAACCCGCCATTGATTCAGCCCGTGTCGCTGAAGTTATTGCGACAGCAGAAACAGAGAATTCCGAAGCAACCGCTACGGATGAACAACCACAGGAGGAAAAAGTGTCTGAGAATATTTCAGAAGCCCCTATCGCATCCGAAGCGGTAGAAGCGGCACAAACCACTCCAGTAGTAACAGCAAACTACGTTGCTTACACAAAGCCACGTGTTAACGAGAATGTTACTGCAGGACAGTATGTTGCAGCACAAATCAAAGCAGTACAAGGCGATTCAGATGCACGCGATCTAATTGCTGCACTAGCAATCGGTACAGTTACAGAGAACACAGGAATGGTTCCACCTAACTACCTACGCGATGTAATTGGTGTTATCGATTCTTCACGTCCATTCATCGATTCAATCGAGCGTGCACCACTTCCAGCATCAGGATTAAAGATTTTCACACCTGTACTAGGAGCACAAGCAATCGTTGGAGAAACATCAGAGGGTGCAGAGTACGCATCACAAGATACTGCAGTTACTTTCCAAGAGGACAACATCGTTAAGTTTGCTGGCGCAAACGTTATCAACCAAGAAGTTTTGGATCGTTCAGACCCATCATTCTTGGATCTTTTAATTCGTGAACTTGCTGCATCTTATGCACAAAAGACTGATGCTTACGCATTAGGACTTGCACGTGATGCTGCAGCCGCTTCAAGCGGATCAACAATCTACAAGTCTATCGCTGATGGAATTGCAGATTCATACAACGTAATGCGCTTTACACCAAACCGCTTAGTTGTAGCACCAAACGCTGCAGGTACAATCTCATTCGCTGACCTACTTGGCGCAGAAGATGATAACAAGCGTCCATTATTCGCAGCAGCAGTTCCACAAAATGCTGGCGGATTAATTTCACAAGGCTCAACACAGGGAACAGTTGCAGGACTATCTCTAGTTGTAGATCCTAACTACACAGGCGACAAGTTTGCGTTGGTTTACCCATCACAAGCAATGCGCTTCCATGAAAGCGGATTGTTTGACATTCGTGCAAACATCGTTGCAAATGGTCGTGTTGAGATCGGCCTATACGGATACGCAGCAGTAGTTAACCGCTACCCAACAGCATTCCGTAAGTTAACAGTAGCCTAAATCAAATAGTGCCAGGGGTTGCTCCCGATCTCTGGCATCTTTGTAATGGGAGTTAAGGAGAAGACATGCCAACAATTATTACTGCCACTGAGTTAAGAGCAGTGCTTGGTGTGTCTTCTGCCTTATACAATGATTCATATTTAAACGAAATAATCGATACCGCAGAAGGCGTGATCCTTCCAATGTTGGTTTCATTCAAGAGCCCAATTCAAGAGGCTGCATTAACTGACAATATTGCAACATTTACAACTTTAGGTATTCATGAATTTACAGAAGGTCAATCAGTAGTTATTGCAGGATGCGGAGCACCTTACAATGGAACACGCACAATCTTGGAAGATAATCTTGGACAATATACATTCTCATGCGCCATTACAAACGCAGATGTGGAAAGCGCAAATATCATCCCATCCGGAACTGCTACCTTATCTTCAGCATCAACTTATGTTGGCAACCAACCAGTTCGCTCAGCAGTATTCGTAGTTTCTTTAGAAGTATTCCAATCTCGCCTTGCAGGAGGAGGTCAGATTGAAGGCGTAGATTTCACAGCAACACCTTTTAGAATGGGCAGATCATTATTTAATCGATGCGTTGGATTACTTGGTCCATACATCGATGTCGAAAGCATGGCTCAATAATGCCATCAACAATTTTATCTTCAGTTAGACAACCACTTGCAACAGCACTTGCTTCAGTGGCAGGTAACGTTTATTCATTTGTACCTGAATCAGTAATCCCACCTGCAGTCGTGGTTGTGCCAGATAGCCCTTACCTAGAATTAGAAACAATTAGCAAATCTGCTATTCGTACAAAGATCAATATGACTATTTCAGTAGCAGTTGCTTACAACTCAAATCCAGCAAGCCTGGACAATATCGAGCAACTCATCCTAAGTGTTCTGGCAGTTATACCAGCAGGATATATCGTCAGTTCGGTCGAAAGACCAACAGTAACGCAAGTCGGAGCAAGTACACTGCTTATTGCAGATGTTCGAGTTTCTACCTACTACACACAAACCGCATAAGGAGAAATCATGGCCACAACAGTAATCACAGGTCGCGATATTTCGTTGTCTTTCACAGGTGGAACAGACATCGAAGCACAAGCGACAAACGCAGTTCTAACCAAAGAGTTTGATCGTCAAACTTACCAGACTTTAGATGGCGAAGCCTACAAAGTTGTAAACACATCAGGCACATTCCAATTGGACATGCTTGCTGACTGGGGCAAGACCTCATCAGTTTGCGAAGCACTTTGGACTGCATGTGATTCATCACCAAACTCAGAAATTAGCATTACACTTACAGCAGCATCTGGAGCACAATTTGTGTTCCCAGTATTGCCAGTTTACCCAACCGCAGGTGGCTCAGGAGTAGATGCTCAAACAGTATCTTTCACATTCCCAGTCGCACGTGGCGAAGTTACTGAAACATTTAGTTAAAAAATAAAACGGGAGCAAACAAATGAAACTACCAATAACAATTGAATACAACTCAGGAGAGCAAGCCACATACATAGCCCAACCTCCTGAGTGGGCAAAATGGGAGAAGCAGACAGGAAACACGATTGGACAAGCCAAAGAAAAGATTGGCATGTGGGATCTTATGTTTTTGGCTTATCATGCCCATAAGCGTGCAATTGCTGGAGACAAACCAGTCAAGCCAATGGATGCCTGGATGGAAACAGTTGCCGACGTAATAGTTGGTGATGCGGATGACCCAAAAGTCATCCAGAAGGAAGCGTAAGCCGTTTACTTATTGCGGTGGCAATAGCCACCCACATACCAATGAGTGAATGGACAAGCGCAGAAGATTTATTAACTGCAGTTGAGATTTTAAAGGAGCGAGGATAATGGCTAATGATTCCAAAATTGCCTATGACAAATCCGACCTCCGGGATGTTTACAAAGCATTCAAACTTATGGATGCTCAAGCAACGGATGAGGCAAGAAGGCAGTCTGGTGCTTTGGCGTATTTTGCATCAGAAGAAATTAAACAAGCGGCTAGAGGAAGAACAAAGGCTGGCGAAGTTGCGCAAAGAGTTGCGGATGGAGTTAGCATTTCGAAGTCAAGCAAAATCGGTGAATTTAGATATGGGTTTGCTAGACAAAAATTTTCAGGTGGTGCTACTACGCAAACGCTTTGGGGCGGTATTGAGTTTGGATCAAACAGGTTTAAGCAGTTCCCAACGTTTTCAGGGCGAGCACCTGGCGGTGGCAGTCGTGGATG